ACGCTCTTGGCTGCCCGCCCGGACCGGCGGGGGATCTTCGGCACGGCCTCGTCCACGACGAGGTTCGCGGCGTCGTTCAGCGCCAGACGCAACGCCTTCGGCAGCTCGCGGTCAATGACCTTCAGGCCCCGCTGGAACTCCTTCAGGCCCGTGACCTTGATCGCTGGATCCACCGTTCACCTCCCTCGTCGTAGTGCTGCCATCTCCTGCCGTTGCGACTTCCGCCCGTAGTAGACGGTCCAGCGCACGTACTCAGCGTTCGGCATCTCCGCCCGCATGCGGGCCACCGTCATCCCGAGCTCTTTCGCCAGGAAGTGCTCGAAACTCGGCGTCGGGGTCCTCGTCGAACGCCACGTACGCCTCCTTGGCCGCGTCGGGGTCCAGTGCTGCGAGCCGGTTGGCGGCGCGGACCACAAGGGCCACCTCGCCCGTCCGGGCCGAACGTCGCCACCCGGCCGCCTGCTCGACGGTCATCGCCGGGGCGGCGACCGTCGCAGCCAACAGGTACGCCTCGAACCCGTGGCCCTCCTCGTCGGAGCGGGCCGCTTCCCCGAGCGCGACAGCGTCCGCCCGGGACAACGCCCGGACGCGCACGAGCCCGACACCGGGGAGCGTGACGTCCTCTTCTGGGAGCCGGGGCGCGAGCAGGTCGTCGAGCGAGACGGCCATCAGGGCTGGGCCCCCGAGGTCACCGAGTCGGACATCTGCAACTCGATCGACCAGGTCACCATGTCGGCCACCGGAGACGTCTCCGTGTAGCCCGTGACGAGCACGTCGACGGTGTCCTGCGGCCGGGTGGTGGCGGTGCCTTCGGGACGATGCACCAGCGGGACGACCGTCCCGATCTTCGGCATGATGACCGCCCTGGGGCCGGACACGGCCGTCGAGTCGTAGAAGCCCGCGATGGACGCGGTGCCGTCGGTCAGGCCGCCCTGGTAGACGTGGGCGTTCTTCCCGAACGTGGTGACGTCGTGGCTGTCGGCCGTGCGGGCGAACGTGACGCTGTTGGAGTAGATCGACAGGTCGGACCCGCCGAGGCTGACAGCGGTGACCTTTCCGTGGACGTTGGGCATGACGGGCTCCTGTTCAGACGGGGTAGAGCTTGTAGGTGACCGTGGCGGTCACGGAATGGGTGATGGTGACCAGCCCGGTCGCCGGGGCGGCCTGCTCGCGCCGGATCACGAAGACCCGGTTCGTGCCGGCGGGCACCGAAGCCGAATAGGTGCCGCCCGACAGGCTGTTGCCCGACGGGGTCTGACCGGCGTCGCTGATCGTCACGGAGTCGGCCCCGGCGTTGGCGTTCAGCACCTCGAGGTAGACGCCGGTGCGGCCCATCACCGCGGTGGAGATCGTGTCGGTCGACGCGACGGACGAGCCGGAACTCGCGGTGCCGGCGTTGGTGGGGGTGGTAGCGGTGAGTGCAGCCATGGTCAGGCTCCTGTTCCTGCGATGTCGATAGAGAACGTGGCGGCCAGGTACTCGATGCCGCCCATCGAGACGATGTCGAACGCTGCGCCGGTCACCCGGACGGAGCCAAGCGACGTGTACGTGTGGGCCTCGACGACGGCCTTGACGGATCGGTCGCCCGCGCCGTCTGCGTACTGAGCGATGCGGTCCCGGGACGTGCGGTCGCTGACCTTGCCGACCATGACGACCACGGGGAGGTTCGGGTAGCGGTCCATCCCGCGTCGCATGGTCTCGTCGTAGGTGATCGTCTCCGGGTAGGTGACGACAGCGGCGGGCACGGACACGCTGTCGGGCGGGTACCGGTACACGCGGAGCCCGTCGATCGTGTCGAGCTGGTCGCCGATCTCGTCCATCACTGCGGCGAGGTCCATCAGCCGACCGCCCGCATCCGGCCGAGGCCACGCAGCGACACGGCCACGTCAGGGTCGACACGGGCCAGCAGACGCAGCTCCGAACCGAGCTCGGGGGAACCAGCGACACCGAACGGGGCATGCCGCCGCTTCAACAGCCTGTTGGCCTGTAGGACCGTCGCCTGCCGTACCGGCTCCGGTACCGCCGTCCAGCCCCACACGGCCGTCACAGCGACCTCCAGGGGGCAGCCGGTGGGCCTGTGCTCCGAGTCGCCCGTGAACCCAATGCGGGTCCACGGGCGACTCTTGGCAGCGGCGTTCGCCGGACCCATCTGGAAGGTGGCGACCGTGTTGCCGTCCACGCTGACGGTCAGGTCGTCGATCTCCATGACGTCGTCGACGTCGGCCACCCAGTACCCGGTCTCGTAGTCGGGCCGGGCCGTGTAGAGCCGTTCCTCCGGGGCGTCGACCTTCCCGAACTGCCGGTTCGTGTGGTCGTCGATAGCCCGGGAGGCGGCCGTGATGGCAAGCCCGATCTGCGCGTCGTCGTCGAGGTCGTCCACGTCGACGTACTCACGCAGCACCTCGGCTGTCACGTAGTCGGGGCTCCAGGCCATCACGGTCACCTCCCTTCTGGGCTACTTGGCG